GTCGTGGTAGGTTTAGTAACGTACAACAAGCACGCATAAATAAAACAAAGCGATTATTTGAGGACACTCAAAACTTTATGCTAGATTTGGTACACTCAATTAATGCTCTAGTGCGTAAAGCCGAGCGTGAGCATTTAACGCCGCTAGTGCGCCTCAACGGTACTAGTGATATTCGCTTCGAGAATCTACGTCATAACGGCTTAACAATATTTGAGCACTTTCCAGATGTGCAATTTTACGATTACACAAAGATTCCTAACAGAAAGCGCATACCTAAAAATTACGATTTAACATTTAGCTATTCTGGCGTTGATACATACCAGAAAGCGGTAAAGAAAGCTAAACTAAATAAAAACCTAAACCGTATTGCTGTAGTGTTCTCACATCGTGAGCGCATACCTAAGACTTATCAAGGATTGCCAGTAGTAAGCGGTGATGATTCTGACGTGCGGCACATGGACGGTAAAAAAGTTATTGTTAGCCTATTTGCCAAAGGTGACGCCAAAAAAGATACTAGCGGCTTTGTTGTTCAAGTATAATAATTAACAATCGTCAATCATTGATTGATGTACTCCGAGAATCCTGAGCATGATATAAAACTGCTCAATAATTTTTTTTCAAAAAAAAATACTATGGACTGTCTGCCCTGCCAAACAAAACTTTCTATCTATCTCTTTTGGGATATATACAAAGGGGGTGGGTGGGTGAGTATAATAACCATACAAACTAACTGGAGAGTAACTATGAAACATTATTTTATTGAATACGAAACAGAATACGGGGCAGCTACTTTTGAAGGTGAATACTCAAGTTATTACACTTTCATTGCCGAGGCTAACAAACTAGCACATGAGTCTGGAATATTAGACAGTGATGAAAGTGTGGTACACTGTGATTATGAAGTATTAATTGACGGGGAAGAATCCTTTTTAATTACAACAAAGCCTGAGAGTGAGTAAGGGGTGTGGCTATGATTAAACGTATACACGTAAACCAGCACGTAATTAGAAGTAACGCTAAGAATGGCGAGATGCAACCTTGTATCACTGTTAAAACTTCTAAGTCGAACACATACTGCCATGAGGTTACAGTGCATGGTACTACCAAAGTGATTTACTCACCTACTAAACCACTGTCGTGTGGTGCTAAAGTATGGATTGAGACTGAGGATAAGGTAGAATGTGAGTGGCGTGAATATCATCCGCAAGGTTTTTTCACTGAAACAAAAATAATAGAATAAGGGAGTGTCTATGTTGTATGAGATGAGTGAGTTAAAAGCAATGGGTGAAAAGCTAGGTGAGAATGCTCTAGAGTTTGGCGAGCCTAAAAAAGAGATACAATGGGTGCGTGAGTTTATTACACGCGCCTTACGCTTTGATGAGATTGAACGTAACATTGTCTTGAATGCCGCAGAGCATCACATCCAACGTGTCAGGTATAACGATGAGTAGCTGGCTAGTAACACTGGTAACTTTTGTCTACGCTTACGTATCAATCGAGCAGTGGATAAAGGGTGATTTATCTCTCGCTGTGGTGTATCTTGGGTACACCGTAGCTAACTTAGGACTAATAATGGTGGTAAAATGATATTAAATAAACAACATACTGAAATACTTAATAACGCTATTGATAAAGCTAATCGCTGTTCACTGGATACCTTTGAATTGATAATGACAGATGTTTCAATACGTCTTGATTGTACTGACTACGTGACTCAGCGTGCCTACACAATCTTACAATTAAAGCAACTTGACCATACCAACAGTGCCACAATACTGTCTCAATTCATAGGTAAGATAATCAGTAGAATAGAATATACTAAATAGGAATCGTACAATGATACAAGATGATTTTGGGAATGTCGTAGAACAGCCTAAGCACTACAAACAATGGGGTGTGGAGACTATTGATTTTGTTATGCACATGGAGTTCTGGCGAGGGAATGCCATTAAATACTTGAGTCGTGCAGGGTTCAAGGGTAATGAGGAAGAGGACTTGTTAAAAGCCCAGCAATACATTACATTTAGATTGAATGAATTACGAGGTAAACCAAAGGTATGAACATATTTTTCTTACAACACCTGCCATACATGAGCGTGCGTGATTACATGGATAAGCACGTAGTCAAGATGCCGCTTGAGTATGCTCAAATGCTTTGCACCGCTCACCAAGTTCTAGATGGTCAGCAGGATGATTTGTATAAACCTGCCCACAAAAACCATCCATGCACCAAGTGGGCGCGTGAGAACAGCAGTAACTACATGCACCTGTATGCCTACTTTGTCGAATGTTTACGTGAGTACACACATAGGTATGGTAAAGTGCATGGGTGCGCCAAATTACTAGACCGACTAGCTACACCACCTAGTAAAATCACAGTCTCTAAACACATGACTGACTTTCCACAGGCAATGCCTGAGCAGTACAAAACGAAGTGTGCAGTTGATGCGTACCGAGACTACTACTTAAACGAGAAACGCCATATTGCGTGTTGGACTGACCGTCCTGTACCTAACTGGTGGAAATAGGAGATATTATGAAATATTTTGCAGTTGATAAAGATGACATGGTTACTTTTTTGGGTGAACACGACAGTGAAAGCCTTGCATGGGATTACTGTAGTGCTACAGGTATATTCCCTAAGTGTGTATGGGGCGTGAATCAGGCAATTGCCACCGCAGAATACATCATGGAATATATCGATGAACCAGAGTTGGACTTACACTAGTGGCTACATTAGATGACCAGATTGAGCTTGAGATGCAGATGGTTCAGTCTGGTATTAATCGCTACTATCAAAACCTAACTAAGCTCAAAGGTCAGGGTATTGAGTCTAACACTAAACATGGACGGGCTATCATTGCAGGTGTTGTGCATCCAGTGGCAGAGGGTATTCAGGAAGTAATTGATACCGAAACCAGTGGGCGTTCAATAGCATACAAGAAGTTGCAGGGTATGCACGCTGAAAAGTTAGCCTACCTTGCTCTGCTCACTGTAGTTGACAGCATAAGTCAGCGTTACCCGTTGTTAAAGGTGGCGAGGCTATGTGGCATACACGCAGAGATTCAAAAGCGTCTCGATGAGTTTGTCGAGCGTGAAGGGCGTGGGGCATTGTCACTGATTGACCAAGCTAATCGTAAATCAAACGCTGGTTTCAACCACAAGCGTCATGGGTTGAACCACAAGATAAATGATTTACACCCTGACATCGAAACGTGGTCAGCAGAAGAGCGTGTCCATGTGGGAATCAAGCTGATTGATGTCATCATCCAGAAAACAGGTATTGTGAAGCTACGTAAGTGGGTAATGAAGCGCGGTAAAACCACTACCTACCTCGAAGCCACTGAGGATACCTTGGACTGGATAAAAGCATTTAACGAAGCCAACGAAAACAGACTGCCTCGCTACTCACCTTGCATCATACCGCCAAAAGATTGGACAGGTATCTTTGAGGGTGGGTATCACAGCAGTCACATTAATCAATTACCCATTATTCGGGTACATAATTAGGAATTAGTATGAGTAAAGCCGAAGAGTATCTAGACGACCTATCTAAAAAAGACCTGAGTGCTGAGTTCAAGTGTATCAATGCGCTTCAACACACAGCATGGCGCGTCAACAAGCGTGTCGCTGAAGTTCTACGGGAAGCGTGGGACAGTGGGCAGTCATGGGGTAAACTACCTCCTCGTGATAACTTAGAGCCTCCTGCATATCCTTTCGATAAACAGCCTGACCAGTTGGAAGGTGTTGAGTTGATTAAGTTTCGAGAGTTTAAAAAAGCTCGGAATGCTGTCTACACTCACAATGCCAAGTCTATGTCCAGACGTATCCAGATTGAGCGTACCATCCAGTTGATTGAAGACTACATGAAGTACGAGCGATTCTATTTTGTATGGCAGATGGATTTTCGTGGTCGCAAATACCCTGTTGAATCGTTCCTATCACCTCAAGTAGCTGACCACGGCAAGGCATGCCTAGAGTTTGCTGATGGTATGCTAATTGAGTCGGCAGAGGACGCTAGATACCTAGCTATTCATGGTGCAAACCAGTATGGCGTGGATAAAGTGACGTTGACAGAGCGCGAGCTATGGACTGAGTTCAACACCGATAACATCATTGCATGCGCTGAAGACCCATTGAACAACACGTGGTGGGTAGGTGCAGATAAGGCGTGGCAGTTCCTAGCCTTTTGTTTTGAGTGGGCTGAGTATAAACAGCAAGGCTCACTGATGTCGTACCTGCCCTGCGCTACTGACGGCTCATGTAATGGGTTACAGCACCTAGCTACAATCATGCGTGATAGTGAAGCCGCTAAAAGCGTCAACCTAGCCGCTTCAGATTCGCCCCAAGACATTTACGCGGATGTAGCTAATAGAGCTATCGAGTTCATAACAAAAGACGCTGAGAATGGAAATGATTTGGCTGTGGAAGCTCTGACTCTTGGTATTGACCGAAAGATAACCAAGCGTCCTGTTATGATTGTACCCTATGCAGGGACTTTGTTCAGTTGTCGTGATTACATCATCGAGTCACTCATTGAGCGTCATGGTGAGGGGGATTACTTTGAGCTTGGTACGTACATTGCTGGTCACGTATGGGAAGCTATTAGTGAGGTCGTTTCTTCAGCACGACAGGTCATGGACTATATACAAACGCTATCGAAGATATACTCAGACCACAATGAGCCGTTTGAATGGGTGACGCCTACCAACCTATTGGTTCGACAGTTGTACCCGAACACTAAGAAGTTCAGAATTGAGACTAGAATCAATGGTAGTGTACTGAAGCTAAACTTCCGCAAACAGATTGATAACACTGTCAACAAGCGTAAGTCTTCACAAGGGTCTAGCCCTAACTACATCCACTCACTGGACGCTGCTGCTCTCACGTTCTGTGTAAACAGATGTTTGGATGAAGGCATCAAGAGCTTTGCAATGGTACATGATAGCTATGCTACTCACTCACCGAACATGGGCAAGTTAAATAATGTGTTGCGTGAAGAGTACGTTAGGATGTACACTGAGAATGATGTTCTAGGAGATTTGTATGAAAGGGCTGTAAATAAGTTCCCTCAAGTAGATATCCCAGAGCCACCTGAAAAAGGTTCTTTTAATATCAATGAGATACTGAAGAGTGATTACTTTTTCGCCTAAACACCCCCTATTGGTCGCCCCCTAGGGTTTCCATATACATAAACTTAAAGGAGATAACTTTGGAGATTATTAAAGGTAAATTAATGTACGCTAGTGTCCATGCACCTAACACTAAGTTTGATGCAGATGGCATCTTTCAAGTAGATGTACTTCTACCTGAATCAGAAGCAGTACAAATGGCTGAGAAACTAGATTCTCTAGTTCAAGAGCGTATGGCAAGTGAAGTGAAAGCTAAACCTGCTTTGAAGAAAGTTCTGACCAGCCGTCCCGTATACCAACCTATCTATGATGATGCTGGTGATGAGACAGGTGAAGTCAAGATGAGATTCAAGACTAAAGCTAAGATTCGTACCAAGGATGGCAAGGTCTATGACAACAAGGTAGCTGTCGTAGATGCCAAGCGTAATCCAATACTAGCTGATACACTGATTGGTAATGGTTCTGTTGGTAAGGTAGCTTTTGAGCCATTCGCATACTTCAATGCCAGTGCAAAGGAAGTAGGTCTATCACTACGTCTCAAGGCTTTACAGGTGATTGACTTAGTGTCGTATGGAAAAGACCCATTTAGTGACGAAGAAGGTTTTACAGTTGAGCAGTCTGCAAGCGTACCATCGTTTGATACAGCAGAAACTGTAGAATCTGATGACGACTTCTAGGTCAGGCTTAGAAGCTAGAGTAATGTCTAATCTTGACAAACGTGGGGTTACTTACGAATATGAGCCATGTAAGTTTCCCTACGTGGTCGAGAGAGGGTATGTACCTGACTTGCTAATTGGTAACATTTACATTGAGGTCAAAGGTTATTTTAGACAGGACGCTCAACGTAAGATGCGTAGCATGAAGCAACAACACCCTGACTTAGACATTCGTTTTCTATTTCAAAAAGCTAGTTCAACAGTACAAGGTGCTAAGAGACGTAAGGATGGCACAAAGATGACTTGTAAAGAATGGGCTGTGAAATATGGGTTTGAATGGGCAGAAGGAGAGATACCCGAAGAATGGATAGTGAATTCTTAAAACACATTCCATGCGATAAGTGTGGTTCATCAGATGCAAACAGCTTGTATACTGATGGACACACGTATTGTTTTGCGTGTGAAACGTATGGAGAAAAAGAAGTGACAGAAGTATTTAAGAAAGAAACCATTACAAACTTTCTTGAAGGTTCGCACACATCGTTAGGTAAACGTAAAATATCTGAAGAGACTTGTAGGTTCTGGGATTATCAAGTAGGCACTGTCGATAACAGCAAGGTGCATATAGCTAATCACAAGAATGAACATGGTGTTACAGTCGCTCAGAAGCTAAGGTTTCCTAACAAGACTTTCGCTGTAAAAGGTGAGATGAAGAGTGCAGGACTGTATGGTCAGTGGTTGTGGCGTGATGGCGGTAAGATGGTTACGGTTGTTGAAGGTGAGCTTGATGCTCTCTCTTTATCACAAGCCTTTGGAAACAAGTGGGCTGTCGTATCCTTACGCAGTGGAGCAGCAGGCGCAAAGCGCGATATCAAAAGTAGTCTTGAGTGGCTCGAAAAATTTGATAGCGTTATCTTTATGTTGGACAACGATGACGTAGGCAAGAAAGCAGCTATGGACTGTGCTAACCTGCTTAGTCC